TATCCTGCGAAACGAACACCATCTTTGTAAAAGACAGCACCAAAGTATTCGCGACCACCAACATAACCAGTTCTCTTCAGACCAACTAGGTCTGTCACCTGTAAGATATCCTCTGGTTCAACATCAAGAGGGTCTCTACGAACTCTAACCACAGGTCTAAATCTTGCATTCACACCTGTTGGTGATGATTGGAAAACATTAGGATATTCAGTGACAGGAGTAGGTGCGGTGTCAATCGGTAGATTAGCACCAAATGGTCCTAAGTTTGGTGGGAAACAAACCCTTGATCCATCATCTTTAATAATACAGACAGGATCATTAGGACCATAATTTATACCTGGATTGACAGGTTCTAATCTAATTACTTCAAGAACAACAGGATATCCTGGTCCTGGTGGTGGGGCATATCCATTTCCTGGTTGAAGTGGAAGAATATCACATAGTTTTCCGAGTCCCTTTTTCTGCAGGGATGGTGATCTCTGCATCAACATCGATGATTACATTGAAAACAGTTGGATTTGTGGCAAATGGACCACGCGATTCACCTTGGTTGAAGAGTTCCATTTCAATTGTTCTTTTGCCTTGACTTGCATTAAAATTAATCTCACGAACACCTTCAAATGTTCTTGCTTCAGCAATAAAAGCACCGTCAACCTTCACCCTTAGTATATCATCTGCCTCAGTTCTAATTCTATATCTACCACTAATAGGGAAATCAACGTTGGTCCATTTCATGGTCCATGTTGTGCCTTGAAACTCAGCAAGATATTGTTGATCACTCAAAAACTTAGGTGTTAGGAAAGGTCCTAGTGTGCCTCTTCTATAAGAAGTCAATTCAGGTCCTGTATAACTAACCCCTCTCTTTATTGTGCCACCAGAAAGTCCTTTTCCGGCAACAGGAGTGAAACCGAGGTCAACATCTTTGGTTTCTTGACCTTTATGTTTTTTCTCTTTTGTCCAAGTTGTGCTTCCAATCTTAATTCTACGAACTGCCTCACCTGCATAATTTGGATTGTCATCATACTTAAGTCTAATTTTTACCCTACCTTGACCAATTATTTTCTTCCCGTTTTGAGAGAAAGTAGCATCTCCAGATATAATTCTAAATGAAACATTAGTATCATTACCATCACCATCCTTCAATTGAATCTCTTTTCCATTTGAAGAAACTCTTATTTTTTTGTTAGAGGGATGTAATTCTACATAAACTAAGTCAATAGACCTATTCTGTTTTGCAGGAACTGCTTGTTCAACTGCCCAGTCGGCAGTGTTAAATACGGTCTCCTTTATTCTCTTTTGTTTTGTTTGTGCTCTATTTTCAACCTCAACAGTCACGGTATGATTGCCTTTGGTCAAAGGAAACTTTACAGTTTGTGGTGTTTCAGATCCAAAACCTTCTAAAGTTCTATTAGAACCTCTAAATTGTGCCTCTGGAAAATATCCACCTTGAAGAATAACTTTACCATCGACTAAAATTCTGCCGCCATTGTCTACGGTGCCCTTCATACCATAGAATCCATCATATGGAACCTCAAGATTCCAAGAGTTAGTAAATACAATGCCACCTTGAGCAGATCCTTTTGTAGAGAGTGGTGGAATTGGAGATACTGCAAAACGGTTCATAAATTTAGACCATGTTTTAGAACCATCTGAGTTGGCATGTGTAACTGGCCACCACTTCTTCTGTCCATTAGGAAATCTAGTGGACCAGATGGGATTATTAGGACATCTTCCTGGTGCTTTAGGAATTGGCTCTTGCGGAATTGGAGGGAGTGGAGGATCAATTGTAAGTGCAACACCCATTGGATTTTCATTCCAACTTCTTTGCGACAAAATTTCTTTGATACCTTCGCTTGGAGTTTTAATTTGAATAGCGACTGCCATGGGATTTCCTTTGGCAAGAGGTTTGCCTGGAATTTGTTCAAGTTCTACACGGATTCTATACTTACCTTTTCTAAAGAATCTGGTGTCTATACTTTTTCCGGTGCTTGAACCTTGAGTAAACCCCCGCTTTTCAATGATAACCTCATCACCACCTTTCTCTACGCTTCTTAGACCATTACCAATTTCTTTTTTTCCTTTCCCATCACGATTACCAATGTATATTTTAGCACTATCATCAACCATGGTGGTGATAGTGTAGTTACCATCGACTGGAAAATCAACACTTTCCCAGCTTATAATATGAATACCGGCAAATGAATCAGTTGAAGCATTTGGTTTTTTGGGAAAACTTTTTATAACTTTAGTAACTTCATTTTGTCTGGTGACATATCTTGATTCTGTCTCCTGAAGTATTTTTACATTTGTAATCCTCAATAATCCATTTTCATCATAACCATTAGTGATATCATCATCAAATCCAACAGTCGTTTTATCAATCGTCTTGAATCCAGATGTTGAACTTCCACCGATTACTTTAATAGGATAAGTTTTTCCTCCACTAAATGTGCCAGAACCTGAAATGTTTTCTTTTTTCTTACCAGTTAAATATCTGCTTCTACCAGCCTGAACCTCTCTAATATCCCTTCTAAGTTTTAGATCATTGTCATCTGTTTTAATTATGATTTCGCGTGCAAACACACCAGAGGTAAACAGGTTATCATCAACCTTTAATCTAAAATCAACTTTAACTCTACCCCCACCAGTTACTTTGAGGAATAATTCATCTCCGTTTCTAACAATTTTTGCCTTTGGTTTTGATTGAGTTGGTGACTTGACCGGTACTAAAACTTCTTCTCTCTCAACAGCAGAGGGATTAAATGGCAGAACACCAAATCTGTTCAGAAAATCAGAGTCTCTACCAGGATTTGGATTAATTTTCCAAAGTTTTCTGTCTGCTCTATTAATATAATCGAGGGTGTTAAATACAACTTCAGGTTTATCTCCCGTGGTGCCCGTTGACTTTCCTGAAGGTCTTTCAGGTTTGGTTCCAGATGACTGAGGAGATATTTTTGGACCTTTGACTTTGATTGTTTTAGTTACTTTACCACTTTCTTTATATCTCTTTGTATACTCTGGTCTACCTTGAAATCTACTCTTACCCGATGCATTAAATATATTATCAAATTTTCTCTCCCAAACCGTGCCACCAACTTCAATATCGGTTATTGCTAAACCAGATATATTTTGTTTGTCACGATACCGCATCTCAATAGTGATTGAGCCACTACCATCATATAAAAGTTTTTTACCATTTTGTGAAAATCTGGCATTATTAGTAGAAGATTTAATTTCAAATCTAGCATTCTCATCAAATTTTGGATTGATATCATCATCAATAACAACTAAAGTATTTGATCTTCTCTTTATCCCTGCACCCTCTGACATTCCACGATAATCAATAAGCAGTTCATTTGATCCCACCGGAGCGACTGTGGGTGCAGGTGGTTGTGGAGATGGTTTTATTTTTTCAAACTGTGGAACATTAAATACATCACATCTTACCTTATGAACACCTGCCTTAACATATTTCTTAACTACATCTGGTGCTCCTTTGAATCTCCTAAACTGAAATATTGATTCATTATCAACATATACTTCACCAATATTATCTGCCATCGCCTTGAAAATGTATTCACCATCATATGGGAAATTTTCTTCATAAACAAATGAATATTGAATTCCGGCAAAATCGCTACCAGGCACATTTGAAGGTGGTACTGGTGAAATAGCATATGAATTCATAAAAGAGTCATCAATTTTTTTGATAACTTTAGTCTCTGCTTTAAATTGACCAGAGTCATCAAGTTGATATGTCAAATCATAGGTGCTATGTCCATCAAGTTTTCTTCTATTATCAGTTTTGAACTTACCTTGAGTTGCTTCAATTTGTAAATCATCATTATCATTAGAAGACTTTACAAAATCGGCAAATATTTTAGTGCCATCAGTAAACTTCTTATCAAGTTCTTTTGCATTTGCACCAAAATTTTTCAGCAATCCCTGCTCAACACCTTTACCTCTAAATCTTCCTGAAGCGTTAACGGTATAAACTGAGTTCGCTTTTATTTTTACTTTAACCTTTTGACCTTTAGCTTTATCTGGGAAACTATCTGCTTTGATTTTAAATCTATGGTCACCATTCTTCTCAACAAAGGTAAACATCAGACCTCTGCCTTGACCACCAGCAGTGAAAACTTTAAACTCAACTTCTTTAAAGTTCTCTTTCTTGTTTGGAATATTTTTTACTTCTCTTGAACCACCCCATGCCCAATGCTGAACATCATACTTTACGGTTCCTTTCTTATCTTGACCGATAATTTCTATGGGTCTTGCTCTTCTAGTGTTCCACCAACCATCACGAATACTATCTAAGAATTCTTGATATGCAATAATTTCTCTTCTAATTGGATCAACTTTTAGAGATGCATACAAAGTGGGATCCCACTCGCCCAGGTCTTCGCCATTAGCACCTACTCTCCTACCAAAATCTGTGATTTCTGGAGCACAACTACTAAAATCATACTCTTCAAAGTCCTCTTCATTTTCAAAAGTTTGTAATGTTCCTACCTTACTAGGAGGACAAAGACTTGCAATTGCAACAGCACCAGCGCCCACACCATCTAGGTCAACAATGTCTACCTGAGGTTCAAATCTATAACCATATCCACCATCAACCAAGTCTACCGCAAGAAGTGAACCATCATTACCAATGACTGGGTTGGCAACTGCACCTACTCCACCGCCACCATTAATGTAAACTCTAGGAACTCCAGGAGTTCCTTTGGCATCATCTTTAAATGATCCATCTGGATTGTAAATATCTAATCCAAAAGTATTTTTACTACTGTCATCACACCCACTTGTTGGTATAGTTTTTGGCAAAAGGTCATCAGGGGTAAGTCTGTTGACTTCATTGATGTTAAGATATCTTATTATATCTCTATTCTTAAAAATAAACTGTGTCCCAGGATTTAATTGGGCATACTGATTTGCTTCATATCTACTGATACCATCAACATACCCTCTATCAGTCGAAATATATCCGACTTTGATGTCACAGATAGTGGCAGGTCCGAAGAGGTTGAATGACATTATTGATTATATCTTGTCTTCATATTTTGTATTTATTAGAAGTCCAGCGACTGTCTGGTTGCTTCACGCTCAGCAGGATCATTTGCCTCAGCAAGTGCTTGCTGTCTATCTAAATCAGCACCAATGGGATCGGATCCACTTGGAGCACGATCGGGTTGACCACCAGTGGGTTGAATGAATCCAACATCCTCTTGACCTTCAGGAACTGGTGTGCTGTCTGCTGCTGTTGCTTTTTCAACTGCTGCTGGACTTGGAAGTTTAGCATCAGGTTGACCTGCACCACCACCTTGTAGTGTATAATAATCATCGACAGGACAGTTTGGTTCAAGTTCACAACCAAAGATATTTAGTTTGATATTTTCAAATCCAAATGCTGCAGTCAAACTACCAGAGATATCTGGAACTTTATTAATTATACCATCTAATGCACCACTTACACCAGCAAGTTGTTTTTGCATGTCATCAAGAAAATTATCTACGTTTTCGATGATTGAATTGTTTGCTTCTTCAATCTCTGGTTGAGCTGACTTAAAAACTTGTGCGGTAATATTTTCAGCATAACATGCAGGAACCTTAGGTGCTAACTTTCTATACAATGAATCATCACCATTAGCACTCTCTGCCGCACGCTTTGCTTTATTCTCTAAATCTCCTATTCCCAATGCTTTGTTAAGTATACCACCCAACATGTCACTAAGTTTGTTAGTAAGTTTATTATAAAGACAAAGTATTAATTCATTAAGAATTTTTTTCATATCGGCAAACAAATATCTCATACTTGATGGCAACGCTGCCACGACCTTAGTCAATGCTTGATTTAATTTTTTAAGGACAAATTCCATAACTTTGTCCATCAAAGGTTTCATATACCTTGCGATTTCATTAGAAACATCATTAATGACCTTACGAATATCATCAATTACATTTGATACTCTATCAATATAACTTTGAAATGTGCTGACATATCCTTCTACTTTCTTTACGAGGTTGTCAAGAGCAGTTTGTATTGCTTTTGAATTTGATGTCGTAAAATTACAGTTGCTTAATATGACACCTTTCTCCTGATACATACTATTTCTTTTTGTATCACCGGCAGAAATGACAGTAACATCATCAATACCTTCTAACGTTGGACCAGGTTGCACTGGTGCAGCAGGAGAGTTCGCTGCTTTACTACGATTACGAATGCCTTCAGCAACTCTTTTCTTTTTTAGGTCCTCATATTCGGGACTTCCTTTTTCATATCCAAGTGCCTCTGCCTCAGCAATCGCACTACGCATATCAGCAAACTGCTCATCCGTTAGAGGTTTGCTTGGATCTAATCCATAGTTGTTGGCAGCAGATAATCCACCATCTTTCTGTGCTGCTTCTTTTATTTTATCAGCAGCAACGTCTTCTTTCTGTTGGTCAACTGATTTTGGTTTTGTGACTCTTAAATCATCATCAGGAATGACTGGATTTGGACCACCCTCTGCAGGGACGTTGGGTGGTGGATTTCTACCTTCAGCAACACCACTGGTTGCAAGAGGTCCAGGTGTATTATTATTGACTCTATTATCACCAATCTTAGCAGACAATGGAACCTGAACATTATGTCCAAGCACTCCCATGATGACTGGAATCTGTTGATCCTGTCCATCAAGGAAGAATCCAAACACCATCATACCCTGTCTAAGGTTTGATGTATGAGAGGTAGAAGTTTGACCACCACCACTTGTAACAGGGTACATTATCTGTGCCCAAGGCAGTTGATCAGAGTCAATAGACTCTTCGCCCTGGTCATGAAGACCGATGATTCTTACCTTATATCTTCTACCCCAACCATCAGGTTTTTGCGTATCCTTATGTTTTCCCGGCAGGATGTTATCCCTCCAGGTGGCGTCGTCAGCAATCTGACCGACCCACCAGAGAAAACTCGCTCCTAAAAATCCTGGGTTAAATAAAGATCCGCCTTCCATCAGTCGTCATAAATTAAACATTCTGGTTCAGATGGATTCTGATCACAATAAAGTTCTAAGTATGTTGGATCATGATGATCACCACCATCAATTTCTTTCTTGTGGTGTTCCACATACTCCTCTAACTCATGAAGTTCACCCTCAATATGTCGGCGCATTTGAGGGTTAGTT